CAGAGTTTGAACTTGGTTGACCAAAAGTTTTGAGTAAAGTGATTTCACTGTCAATCAACTTAATTTCTTGTGCTGGACCCCAATCGAAAGTTCCAACAAAAGCACCGGCGGTTGTAAGTACGGAAGGAACTACTGTTGTTAAGTCCACTTCTGAAACATTTACGCCTGGAGAGATTTGAAATGCCATTTTATTCTCCTTGAATTAATATTTGTTCTTTTGGCAGTTGAATACCATAAAGCTTATTTATGAAAGACGGTTTTTATAAACCATTTAATGTCTTCCTGATGAAGTTTGCATATGTTTCTCCTCCATTTGCAACTTCCCAAATATCTCCACCCATTATTTCAAAGTCGTTGTCTAAACCATTTTCAATAATTGGTGCAGGTAAAGTTTCTTCATCTACCTGGTTCATGCTTTCCAACTGAATTTGTTTTCTAACATCATGGTTAACGATTTCTTTAAAGTATTTTTGTGTTGTTAACCATGCAAAAATAACTAGACCCATAACTAAGTCATCATTTGCACCTTCTTCCGCTTTGAATGAATTGTTCTGTTGAACAAAAGTTGTCAGTTCGGAATAAGTATCAAAGTCATTGATTAAAAGTTTGTCGCCTTCGATCAAAGTTTTTAGGTTTGAACAACCAATTGCTTTGACTTGGGGAGACATTTTAATGCCCATCTGCACACCTCTTGCAAAACCGGCAGATAGTTGTTGTGGTTTCTTATTACCCGTGAATACTTTCCATAGGTTCTCATACTCAAAATCTGCATGTAGTGAGTCTGCAACTTGTGGGTTGTTATTGATTTCTACCAGAACGTATGCATCGTTATAGTACTTTGCTGCGTTATAGATGACTGTCGGGAACAATATCGGTGAAATCGATGAACTCTTGTATGTTGCAACCTGTTTGTACGGTGTTTGAGATATATCAATCACAGAGAATGCAGAACTGTCCAAGTTTTTACCTTCCGACACATCAACAACAATCGCATACAGATTATCTTTTGGATGCCCGTTGACTTCTTTGATCGGATGCTCATAGATTTTTAACATGTCGTGATCAGCAATTGGATCTCTGTACACCAATTGTTGAAGTTTATAACCAGAAATCAGTGTATTTGAAGATCCCAAGAACTCGGTTTCAAATTCCTGTTGGAACTGACGCAATGAAGTGTTGCGAATCGTTTCTTCTTTCCACTTCTCATCTCTTCCTGGTACATGTGACCAGTGAATCTCAAATGAAACATAATCATTCTTCTTGTTGATTGAATCCATCCACAGTTTGTAGAACAGATTCATACCATTTGGTGTCGAAACGATAATGATCTTTGTTTTCTTACCAGACGAGATAACGGGATAAACAGAGTTGAAGAATTCTGTAGCAATGTTTTGTGGAACGAACGCAAATTCGTCCAAGAATACGATGTTGAATGCACCACCTCGGATAGCACTTGATGATGTGGACGCAGCAATAATCTTTGAACCGTTTTCCAGTTCTACATTACCTTTGTTCCATGTGATGACACCTTGTTGTAACCACATTGGTAGGTTTTCATACGCAAGTTGGTATTTACCAAGAATATCTCTGGCCAGAGAGCCTTTGTTGGCAAGAACGGCAACGTTTTGTGAGTCTTGGAATAATGTTGCATGTAATAGATATGCAACCGTTGTTGTGGTTTTACCAACCTGTCGAGGGCATTTTGTAATTACGAAACGATTGTCCTTAAAAAGGTTGAGCATTTTCTCCTGAAAAGGCCACATCCTAAAATTAATAAGACCTTCATCAACGTTGACGATCTTTACATAATTTTTTGCGAAATAAATTGGATCTTTTGCACATTTTATATACTCATCGATTTGTTCTTGAGTATATTCTAGTTGTACACCGGCTCTCTTTAATAACGGATTGTCGCGGTAAGAATCTTTATTGTCCATTATTCTTTAGAATTTTTGATAGTTCAGCAGTCGAACCAACAAAAATAGCCTTGTCAATTTTAGTATCACCATTATCTTTTTTCTTTCCGTCCATCTCACGCATTTCTTTTTGCATTTTTAATAGACGATCATTGGCTTCTACCATATTCTTTAGTAGAGTACCATAGACTTCGAACGCTCTAGGATGTTGACCCGCTTTCGCAATCTGTAGAATTTCGTCCATCGCATCTTTGCCTTGATCGATTATATCTTGAAGATTGCTTTTCGATTGTTCGTAAGCATCCGTAAGGTCTTGTTTCAAGTCTAATTCATCAGACCTATTTTTTGCTGGCAGTAATGGCTTATCTTCCGTTACTTCAACGGGAGTAACATCAAATATTTTTTCCATATTTTTATCAAAAGTATTCATATTTTATTTAATATATCTATAAACTCCAGATTCAAATACCCAAGTGTAAACTTCTCCTGTGTTGGCCATTGTCAATGTATTTACGAATGCACCAGTTGCAGGATTTTCTATGTAGGGGGAAGGTCTTTCTGTTCCATTTACTCTGACTGCATATGCACCAGGGTTTGCATTTTTGATTGTATATATTTTGCCAGCATCTACGTTTGCAGAAAGATTTACGTTAACGTTTGCTCCTGCTGAGTTTGGATTACAAATTAAGATATCATTTGTGTTTGATGCCTGGTATGTGGTTTGACTTACTAAAGTTGTATTTCTAAAACCTGGAGCCAAAGTTGTAGTTTCTGCTGTTGATGTATCAGTAAGTAATATTCTTCCGTTACTACCAAATGCCCAATTATTAGTGTTTACTACAATAATAACCTCTTGCAATTCGTCTTTTAATTGTACCGCTGTGTTTGATGTTTGACAGACAACACCAGCACTATCAACAATTGCGAAATTTGTATTTGCCCAATTTAATTGAGCAAAGTCATTTTCATTTCCTGCAAAAACATCAATACTGTTTGCTTCTTGAATATTACCTATTCTTGTATTTGGATATGCATTATTTGCATTCGTTCTAAAAATCAATGAGCCGGTAACAATATCACCAGCCTTTGCGATTTTTGTGTTTGCTGTATCGAAAGCTGCGTTAGCTCTTTGTCTGGCTGTGTTATCTGTTACGGCGCCGACATTATATAACTCAAAAAAGTTATTGTTTATTTTTTGACCGGCTATTCTTAAAGTATCGCCCTTACCATCATTTGGTAATGTTCCTGTGTTTATTACTTCTTGAGCCATTTTAGTTGTATTCCCTTATTGATGATGGATATTTACCTGAATCCAGGTCCATCGTAATATCACCAGCAGTGCTGTCCATGGTATATGTATTCAAATCGAATGTTGCAGTTGCAGTATCAATTTGTGCATACTTGCCTTCGAATGGTGAGTACGATGTGTATGTATAACTTGCATTTGTTTGAGCAGAAATAATTGGAGATGTTGAATTGAAATTACCTTTTATATCTGTCAGTCTCAAAATATTTAGAGAAGGTATCCACTGTGTAACTTTTGCAGTGGCTGTGGCTGTACCAAAAGAATACCCTTGGTAAACAACATCTCCTATTCCATAATATCCATTTCCTGTGGCTGGATTCATTGTAAATGATACAACATCATTTGTGGAATTTAAACTGTATATTGAAGAAATAGAATGTGTAATGAAATTTGTTTCTGTGTGTTTACCAAATATAAAGCCTTTGACAGTGAACCTTAAAGTCCAAATGATCATTCGTGTGGCTTGTTCTCTATCACCTTCATAAACTATTTCGTGATCCGTAGAATTTAGAATCACAGGTATCTCTTTCACGATACCCATTTCAGGAATCAGATTTAATTTCACTGTATAGTCCGGTGTGAAATATGGTACGATATGTTCAATGACTTGAGTTGCGTCTTCAATGTTACGTACATACAAATATAGATTGAAGTCGAAATTGTATGGTACTGGATTATATTGTGATAGTGTACCAGTTGCACCAGAAGCAAAATTCTTGACGTTTGTGTTTTGTTTTCTGGAACTATCATAAGAAAGCCCAGTCATTTCGAACGACAGTCTAGGTAAAGCGATCTGTACTTTTTTGTCCAAGTTTGGATCATCCTCTAAACGCATCACATAACGTTCCTTGGAAGCGTATGCAATAGGTATTAGGAATCTTTCCTTTTCGATTTGATTTGAGTCATAACGCACCAGTGTAATATTATTGAATAGGTCACCAAACCCAACAACAATTTTTCGTATGATGCGATTGTATTGAATTGCTGCCATTAAATTTTTCCGAACGGATTAATTTCCGTGAAATCAATAATATTATTTGCCTGATCTTCTATGTACATATTGTCATAGTTTTCATTTGGCGTACTATCTCTCAAAGGATTGTAAGTTGTTAACATATATCGAGCATTACTTGTTGCACCAATAATTGTAACGTTGTCTGTAAATTCTCCATAAATGTTTGTAACACTTATGGTATTTGATGATGCATCCCAATTTTGTACAGTTGCACTAGCGACTGCATTTGCAAGTGTTTGATCACTAGATTGATACAAAATTTCTTTTTGTGAATAGTTTATTGCATTTCCGTTACGAACTGTCAGATCGATTGTGTAACTAGATTGTGTCACAACATCATCAATATCAGCAATACCGGTATCGATAACTTCTTGAGAATACTTAAACTTCTCAAGTTCCAGTTCATAGAAGAATGGAATCTTGCGACCTAATGTGAAGAAGTCTTTTGTTTGATTCACGAACTTAATCTCAAACAATTCACCAGTACCATTTAAGAAAGGTACATAAATCAAATCACCTTCACGTGGTCTTGTAAATACGTTCTGTGGAACACGTTGAGAGAACGAACGCTTTGATATGATAACGTTTGCGTTGTTTCGTATTTCTAAACCAAACTTGGTAAAGAACTCTTTGTCTCCCATATACTCCAAAGCATTTGAAAGATAGAATTCGACAGGGAAAGCAGACTTGAATTTTTTAACTGGATCTTCGCCATACAGTATATCTCTATCTTCTTCATTGAAGATTGGGCAGTAATAGGAGTCAAATCCCATAATTTTTATCGACTCAACTATTAAGTCTTCAACAACCCGTTGTTCTGCAATCGAGTTGTAGTTGTTAAAGTACACCGAGGTCGCAATTTTAGGTTCCTACCTTTCTTCTTTCATTCCACCACTTTTTCATTCTTTGTGAGTGTGCTTGTTGACGGATAGGATCATTTTTATATTTTTCCGCACTTGCTTTTCCAGCTATACTTGAAATTTTAGAAGTGTCGTTATTTTTTTTTCTTGTTTCAATTGATTTTTTTATTTGTTCTTCTGATATTGTTTTGCCTTTATTGGCATTCGACAATATTTTTAAATGTTCTTCACTATTTTTTGAGTTTTTTCTACCATTGTGTAGGGCTTTCGCATGTTCTTTAGATATTTTTTTGCCTCTTTTAGCGAGTGCCATTTTTTCTCTGGTTTCCAATGTCGGTATTCTGCCTTTATTCATATTTTTATGAATCATGTGTATAATATCTTCTTTACCAATGTGACCACTTAAAGCTTTCCAAGCAACATTGTCTTGCCAATTACCATATTTTTCCCATAATAAACGGTGAGCGTCTGCATGTTCTTCAACAGTGAGCTCAATTAAATTGGAAGGATCATCTGTTCCTCCCATGTGTTTTGGAATTATATGGTGTTTATGCTTCATATTAATTCAAATAGAATTCCAAAATACCACCATAATTCTTTTCCATGTCGGCTTCCAGCATCTTTATTTCATCTACAGCTTCGGTGTATATTTTATCTCCGTTCAAAGTTACGCCGCCTGGTAATTGAACACCGGCAAACTTCTTCAGATTATTGCCCCAACTTCTCTTGATGAGTGCAGTTGCATATTCTTTTAACCAACGATCATTCCAGACTCTACCATACGCACCAGGATCAATTAAACCATAACACTCAACAACAACTACTGTACCAACTGGTGCTTGCGAGGATCCCCAAGCCCAATCAATAAACAGTTTTTGCATATGTCTTTGATAACGGATAGGAACTTCACCAACGAATAACTGTTCCAACATACGTAGATGTTGCATCGTCATTGTGTAGTTAATGTATGATGCGGAAGTAAAGTCATACAATTCGTTTAGACGCAACTGATATCTCAAGTCGAACATGTTAATCGATGCTTGAGAATCATACATTGGAAATATTCTGGTCACACCAGTAATTTCCGAAACGTTGTTTGCGGTGTCTCTGGCTTGACTAAGATCCAAATAATGATTGTCAATATCGGTTTGATCGATTCGTTTGATGAAGTATAATTTTTGCAGACCGTCAAAATGATAGTCTTGCCAATACTGTAATGCATCATCGATACGATCTTCCACCTGGTCATCATCAATATTGATTTCGATGACAGGAAAACCCAAACGTCTTAGACAATAATCTTTGAAATCTGCTCTTGTTGTTATTGTGGCCATTTTTTTGTCCTTTATGGACTATTTATTTGGTTATAAAGGGACTGCTAGGTGGGGTAAAGTTTGCAGTGTAACGGGCCGCACCGCGGGTGATACGAACATCGTCTAGATAGCCGTTTAAGGCTTGGCCGGCTGTGGCACCTGCTCCGTCGCCAACACGCAAAGTGGATGTAGAGTTTAATGCTGTTGCGCCAGTATATGTAGATCCTTCTTGAATTCCGTTTACAAAAAGTTTTATTGATCCTGTTTGGCCCGATACTGCCAAGTGATACCATGTGTTGATAACAGGAGTGGTTGTGCCAACAATATCTGCCCCGTCTCCTGTTGCCCAAAAATTAAACTTTGAGTTGAATAAACCAAGGGCCCAGCCTGTGCCTGAATCTTGATAAGTTGACATTATATATCGAGTACCTGACACAGAATTAAAATATACCCAAGATTCTATAGTAAACGGTCTTGCTCCAAAATTTGTTATTAGTGTACTGTTTGTAGCCAAATAATCCCCAGTGCCATCAAAATATAAACTACTGTTGCCGTATTTTTTAATGCTTGTTACCAAGTTACTATTTCCCACGGTTTCATAATCGTTCATCATAGAACTGTCATAAACGCCTGCACTGGTACCATTTAACAGTAAAACACTGTTTTGAATTGCTATTAGTGGACTAACAGGGGGTGCAAAATTGCTGGTGTAAAGTGCTTGACCTGTTATAATTCGTAGATTGGAAATATATCCGTTCATTGGTGCATTTCCGCTGTCTATGGCACCAATTAACAAGTTGCTTGTGTCATCTGCTATAGTAAATGAAGCAGTACCAGTTGCTTGAGATACCCCATTGACCCATAGAGTGAATACATTACTGGAATTTCTAGTTATTACAACATGGTGCCATTGTCTCAAAGAAAAAGTATCTGTTGAAGTCAACTGCACATTCCAAAAACCACCATCAGTATCACCAGCATAAAAAGTGAATTTGTTATCTGTAATGTTACCATATGTAAGGAAAAATCCACGAGCTGAAACCTCTGCTCGACGAGATACTAATACTACATAGTTCGCATTGAGATAAACCCATGCTTCAATGGTGAATGCTCTATTAGACAAATATGTTGTTGTGCTGGGCGGAACAGTTAAATAGTCTCCACTACCATCAAAATACATACTACCACCGTACACACTTGGTGAGTAAGCAACTCCTGTTGTCGCTGTGGGTGTGAATGGTGCAACTGTAGTTGGTCTAGAATTACCATTAACCGTGATATCAAAGTTGTTAGTTGAATTATCTATAAAAGTTGCACTTTGGCAGGTTAGTAAGCTGGTGTTGGCTATTGCAGTTAATGGTGAAGTGGGTGGAGTGAATGCTGAGGTATACACTGCGGTTCCATTTACTAATCTATAATTAGAGATATAACCCAACATTACAGTGCCGCCGGCATTTCCAGCAAATAATTCTCCACCAATTCTGTTTGCACCTGTAAATGCTGTACTGTTAGATGCTGTAGTTGAATCTGCAACTCCATTAAGATATGCTGTTATTGTACCTGATGATCGAACAAATGCAATATGATTCCAAGTATTTACTGCCACAGTTCGGGAAGTTCCAACTAAAATATTACCACCGTTTCCAAAAATTGCTAATCTTCCAGATGTGTTTACAAAAAACAAGGCGCCAGTTGAAGTATTGTCGTCGCCTACACACACTAGGCTTCTGCCAGCTGCTAAAGATGTTATATAAACCCATCCTTCTATAGTAAAACTTCCAGACAATGTTGCAGGAGATGTTGTTGTAACTAGCCAATCTCCAGTACCATCAAAATAACCACTGTAAAAAGTAGTGACAGTCTGTGGGTTAAATGGACTAAATCTTTGTACACTAACATCACCTGCACGAGTTATAGCAAAGTTATTTGGGCTTTCATCTATAAATCTATTATCTGTGCAAGTTAGTAAACTAGTATTCGCTATTGCAGTGAGTGGTGAGGTACTTGGAGTAAATGCTGAGGTATATACTGCCGTACCTCTTACTATACGAAGATTTGAAATATAACCATTGTATCCTGTAGATTGTACTGCCCCCAAGTTTACAGTCTGCCCCGAAGGACCCTGAGGCGTGCCGGATTTTGATACTGAAAATGCTTGAACTCCGTTAATGTAACCTTTAAGAGTCGTGCTTGAATTAGTATAAACCATCGCAACATGCGTCCAAGTATTCAAAGGCACTGTAGCACTACTAACTGCTGATGTTACTGCGCCTCCGTTATAATAATAGAACATTAGTGTACCATTAGTAAGAGTACCGAATGACCAATAAGTATCAGCTTGGGCAGGGAGTCCGTAAGCAACTTGAAGGGGAAAGCCATTAGATGTTTGTGAGTTGGTAACATTATACACCCACATTTCAATGGTGTAATCAGTGTCCCACCACTGAACCATAGATGCACTGTAAGGAATTGTTAAATAATCACCAGTACCATCAAAGTAGTTACTCCATAACGGACCATATGGGCTAAATGTGCCTTGTGTGGTATTACCGTTTCTTGTAATTAAGAAGTTGTTGGTGCTGGAATCTAATAATATATTGTTATTATCGGGTTGATTGGTTTGGCAGGTCAACAAACTTGTGTTGGCTATTGCGGTTAATGGTGTTGTAGGTGGAGTAAACGCTGAGGTATAGACTGCTGTACCTTTTACTATCCTAGCATCAGAGATGTATCCTGTAAAGTAAGCAGATAAACTACTACTTGCGTATCGTCCTGCACCAATGAATGCAGTAGTATTACTAAAGTTGTCAGCGGCTGTTGCCGTTGCACCAAGTACACCATTTACAAATAAACGGTTGGTGCTACCCTGTCGTGTAAATGCGACATGTGTCCATGTATTTACATAGTTAGAAACGGTAGCAGAAACAAGTACTGCTGTTGTATAAACTCTAATTACAGTTGAAGAAAATGCCGTTACAGTAAATCCATCTGTGGTTGAGTTTGTTGAACGGCTCTCATAAATTGGAGAATCATTAGCAGTAGTAGCATAAATCCAGCATTCAAAAGTAAAATCGCCTGTGCCAAATGCGAAAGCAGAATTAGTTGCGGGTGCTAGATAATCACCAGTGCCATCAAAGTAAGTGCTTCCATAGGTACCGTAGCTGGTGTCGGGTACAAACGGATCAAATCCTGATACCAGTGTGTCACCATTGCGTGTGATAGTAAATGCGTTTGTGCTGTTGTCAATAAATCCATTACTTTGGCAGGTTAGTAAGCTGGTGTTGGCTATAGCAGTCAATGGTGTCGTCGGGACTGTAATTGTAGTGCTAGAAGGGTTATATAGAGCGCTGCCTTTTATAACCCGAAGATTAGATATGTAACCGGGAAAAAATTCAGTATTATTTGGATTACGACCAATTGAAAAAGCAGAACTGGATGAAAAATCATTTGAAGCACCTGTCGCAGTTGCAGCCCTAACACCATTTATAAACAATGATGTAGTAGTCGTAGCCCTGCAAACAACAATATGATGCCATATATTATTTACAATACTTCCGGAAGCACTATCCAAATACGCAGTATCCCAACTTGAAAAACGAATGGTGCTTGTGTTTCTAATAAAAACACCCATTTGAGTGGTGCCAGCAGAAAAATTTGCATACAGTACTTGTGATGTAGCGGACAATGCGGTTGGGTAAATCCACATTTCAATACAAAAATCACCAGTGCCCATAGATAAACTTGATGTACTCGGAACAGTCAAATAATCACCAGTACCATCAAAATAATTACTATAGTAGCCAGGTGTATATGGATTAAAGCCGTTCGGTCTAACATCACCATTTGGTGTTATTGCAAAATTATTATTACTGGCATCACTGTCGTATGGCAAAGTTGCAGTGTTTGCACTAATCAAAGTAGTTACATAAGGAAAGTTTAAATCACTAAAAGTTATCGTTATGCTAAATGTTCTTGGGCTATCTTGCAACTCTGCGTCAATTGCATTTATAGTAAAATTATAAGTTGTTTGATCTGTTCCTGTTACAGTTCCACTCAACAAACCACCACTTGAAAGTGTTATACCAGTAGGTAAAGTGCTGCCTGCGGCCAATGAATATACAACTGCACTATCACTTGTTGCACTCAATTGAATGGATACTAACGGATCACTATTTGGAAGTGTGCTTGATGTTACCCAATTAGGTGTGCCACTAAATGTAATACCATTAACCCGTATTGCTACGCCACCATCGCTGTTTACCAAATAAACAACATATGTTCCGGCCGAGGTTGCAGGAACTTGTGCCCTAACTTCTGTCGCACTTACAAAAGTTACTGATGTTACTGGAGTATTATTAATTAATACTTGACAACCAGATGCAAAGCCTGTGCCTGTAATTTTAATGTAACCACCAGATGTACTTACAGATGTATCATCCAATACATTGTATGAACTATCGGTTACCTGTATATTTGTTATTTTAGGTCCGCCACCAGAAGAGATATCATTACCAGCAACAATAGCAGTGTTTGCTATAATACCATTGAATGTATAAGTTCCAGTGCTATCTAATCCTTGCGGTTTTATTCTAGTTAGTGGCATGTTTTAAATGTCTTTTAAATAAAGTATTTATTGAAAATCTAGGATCACCTCTTGCCAAGAAACAGTTTCTTCGTTCCATGTGTATGCTTTGCCATCTTCTGGATAAGCAATTGGTGCTTCCCATCTGCATGTATCTTCATTCAAAATCCAAGATGCATATGCATATGGTTTTGGTGGAATAAAAGCATCTCTTTCAACATCATATGTGTAACCTACACCTGCATAATTTTTTCTTATGTTTGCATTGTAACTTGTTTGTTTCCAATTACCACCCAAAAGTGATTGGCAAAAAACAATACCTTTTTCTTCTTGCTCGACATTGCTCTCATCCAATAATTCTTGGTTGTTTACTACGATTACTTGTGTGACAATATTATTTTCATCCAATTGTGCAAAATGTGCCATTTTTTAACCTCTTAAAATGTAATACTACCTGATCCTGTAAAAGTATATATTCTATATCCACCCGACACAGAAATTGTGGGGCTACCGGTTGTGCTCTTAGCTGCTGGCAATGTATCAGAATATCTTATAATTACGATGCCGGATCCACCGCTGCCCGATAAAGATGCATCGCCGTCCGATCCACGACCAGCATTGCCTGTATTGGAAGCTCCTGAAGTATTACCTGCTCCTCCTGTGTTACCACCATCGCCGCCGACTGCATATGTTACTGAAGATCCAGATATACTATTTGATAAACCTGTACCCCCAATGCGTCCGCTAGCCGCAGAACCCGCACCTCCACCACCACCACCGGTACAGGGTGTTACTCCAATCGTGCCTGTTCCTATAGAACCGTTATTTCCTTGGCCAGCGGTGCCTGAACCAGCGGTTTGATTTGCACCACTAACACCACCTCCACTTCCGCCGTTTCCTGCGGGTCCAAATATTGCACCAAATCCACCACCAATTGCCGATACTGTGTTAAATGATGAGTTTTGCCCAGAAGTTCCGTTAGTGTTGAACGCCGCACCGGCGCCGCCAGCACCAACAATAATTGCGTAAGATTGATCGAAATTAAAAAAATCCATACCAGTTAATAAACCACCGGCTCCGCCGCCACCGCCTCCTACATTAACTCCACGGCCGCCACCGCCGCCGGCACCAGCAACAATTAAATATTCAACTGAAATGGGTGACGGAGAATAACCAAATGTTAATCCACCACCAACTACAATTCCTCTACCTATATCAATTCCCATTTTATTTCGTTTATGCTGTAAATGTTCCAGATGAGGTAAAAGTGTGTACCCAATAGGTAGTATTAGCAGACACATATGTTGAAACTATTCCTCCAGTACCTCTTTGAGTTGTACTAACATAAGAAATAATTACAATACCTGAACTACCAGTGCCACCTAGGGTTCCGCCGCCGCTGGCACCACCGCCAGCACCGCCACCACCGCTACCAGTATTTGGAACAGGTGATGCACTTCCGTTACTATTACCAGAACCACCGGCACCCCCTATGGATGATCCACCTGCTCCACCAGTTCCACCTGCTCCACCGCCGCCGCCTGCAGCATAGGTTACAGATGATCCAGTGATTGTTGAAACTGTACCGGCTCCGCCAGCACCACCTACGCTGGTGCTAGCTGAATTTGAACCTACTGCGCCTGATCCGCCGCCGCCGCCACCCGCTGAAGATGCAGAACCATTTCCACCAGAACCATTTCCACCATTATTACCTTGTGCCGGCGATGTTACTGGAATATTACCGGTATATCCCGTACTTGTGCCTGGAGCACTTGTATATCCACCGCCGCCGCCGCCAGATCCACCGGTACTTCCAGCACCATTAAAACCACTACCTCCGCCGCCGCCTGCTGAAACTATGTCTGTTGTTAATGAAGAATTACTGCCAGCTGTGCCTCCACCATATACTGATGTAGATGTGCCACCAGCTCCAACTACAATGGTATAATTAGTTTGACTAGTTACACCAAGTGTTCCAGTACGATAACCGCCGGCACCGCCGCCACCTGCCGATGCCCAAGTGGAACCAGCACCACCTCCAGCACCGCCGCCAGCGACAACTAGATAATTTATAGCATAATTGAGACCCTGAAAAATTCCCTGCCATGATCCATAAGCTTGATTGTACCACTCTATATACCCCAATGTTGTATTCAATCCCATTTGACCATTTTGAGGATTACTCGGGCGACCAGCAGTAGCCCAAGATGGTAATACTAATCCAGAGGATCCGTCTAATGTTATTGCCATAATTGTTTACTCATATAAAATGTTAACTGAGCCAGCGTCGAAAGTATCTGTACCGTTTACTGTGGTTAGTCTAACTCTATCTAAAGTTCCACTTAGTGATTTGGCACCAGCAGTTGAGTATATAAATCCGGCGGCGGTACCAGTTCCACCTAAACTACCCATACAAGTCCAAGAGTTTGTTGAACTAGAAAGCAAAGTAAGAACAGCTGACCCATGCAATATATGACCAGCACCGCCAATTGAGAATCCAAATCCAGCCGTGTAGTTTGTACCACTAGTTGTAGCTCCAAGAAAAGTTCCAACTCCCAAATATCCAGTATTTTCAACTCCACCTGAATCTCCGAGCTGTATTAACCAATTACTAGTACCGCTAGTGCTAACGCCGCTATACATAAGTGTAATTCTTTTCACCCAATCTGGAATATCAGTGAAATCTATACTAGTGCCACTGGTTGTGGTCTTAGCTGTATTTGCCACTAAAGGATAAGTAACACCTGTAGAACTAGTAATTGTGCCCGTAGTAGTAAGATTACCGGTAACTGATAAATTACCTGAACTCTCTATTGTGTCTAGTGCTAATGTTCCGTATGGCATGATTTAATCCTATTATTCGTACATGATATTAACTGAGCCAGCATCAAAAGTGTCGGTGCCGTTAACTGTGGTTAATCTTACTCTGTCGAGCGCACCGGCAAGCGAAGGGGTACTACCAGCAATCATATACATAGCTCCAGCATTATTTGTGTATAACACAACTCCAGATGCAATCCAAGTATTTGATCCAATTAAAGTGAGTATGATGTGTCCGGTGGATACAGAAGCTGCTACTGTACCTGCATATACAGGAATTCCTGTTGTAATGTTTCCTTGCCCGGTACCCAAATTAATTCCACCATAATTTGCAAAGTAACCAGATGTAACAAAGGATCCAGATCCAACTTGAATTTGAACAAAGCTCGATCCATTTGTACTTACCCCATTAAACATCACTGTAATTCGTTTTACCCAACTTGGGATACTAGTGAAGTCTTTACTGGTGCCACTGGTAGTATTTTGTGCAGTTCCAGAAACCAATGGTTGAACTTCATTTCCGCTCACAAATAAACTGTTGCTTATTGTTACATTTGCATTAGCATTCACAGTTAATCCTGTTGTGCCATTACTCTGTAACTGTAGAATGCCACTGGCATCTGCCGATTGTAAAAGACCTGTTGATGAAGTTGATGCGTTAATAATACTTGGCATTTTTTATCCGTTTTTGTCAATATCAAATTTTATAAAATTACCCATTTTTGTCCAGCAGCTATGTTTATAACGACATTGTTTGCTATAGATAATGGACCAACACTGACTGCACTGAAACCAGCACCTATTGTTACATTACTATCTATAACAGTTTTATTTTGGGTAACGAAACCTACAGTAGTATTACCACCGCCGCCTCCACCAGAAACTGTTATTTCAACATTTGCATTTGCTGCAACATTTTCCGATAAAATAATTGTGTTTCCACTTAATGAATATGTATTCTTTAATTGAATAACACCATCTATGTTTACTACTGTGTATTCTTTACTTTCAGGATTTGTTGTGACACTAAATGTTGATGTATTACCATTTGCAATAAAGAAATTACTATAAACTAACAAATTCACTGCGTTATTACTAACTGCAATCAATGCAGCATTTGCTGTGTCTCTTGCGTATTGATCTGTGCCTGATCCTCCTGCGTTAGCTGCAGCAAATGCAGCATTGGCTTGTATGAAGGCTGCATTAGCCGTTTGTCTAGCTACGTTATCTGTTCCTGGACCGCCACCACCGCCGCCAGTATTCGCCACTGCGAAAGCGGCATTAGCTTGTATGAAGGCTGCATTAGCTGTGTTTCTAGCAAATTGGTCTGTGCCGGCTCCACCAGCATTAGCTGCAGCAAATGCAGCATTGGCTTGTATGTAAGCATTCGTAATATAGGTAAATACATTATACCCAGAAACATAAATGTTGCTTGATATTACATTGTTAGAAACAATTTCATTGCGGAATGTGGCTGATCCATCAACATTTAAATTTTGTAAAACATTAATGTCGCCATTTATAAATGTGTTTCCTGTCAATTCAATCGTTGCCATCGGAAGTCTGTACTGATAGACGGTATCATTGCTTGAACCAAGCATGTAAAATCTACTTCCGTCCACTTCAATGAACATACCTATTGGTGCATCATCTTGTGCAGCAACACTGAATGTTGTTGAGAATACGGCGGTACTAACATTCCACGAAGTTGATAGATTGTATATGTTAACATCATCACCGATGTTGCCCATAACAAACATTCGGGAACCATCGTTAGCAAAAGACAAATCTTGTGGTACTGTTTCTTCAGAGGCAACACTAAAAGATTGCAGGAATGTGGCTGTTGAAACATCCCAAGATGTTGATAAAGTATACTGATGAACAGAGTCTGTTGAAGATCCTGTCACATACATTGACAAACCATTAGGTCTAAAGAATATACCTGTTGGATTATTATCTTGACTAGAAACGGAGAACGATTTACTTTCGTAAGAAGCTGTCGATAAATCCCAAGGTGTCGTCAACGCATATTGGTAAACGGTGTCATTGGTTTGTCCAACAACATAGAATTTAAGACCATCTGGTCGGAAAAATAAACCTGTTGGAAAATTTTCTTGTGAAGCAACAGAAAATACTCTGACAAATGTTGCTGAAGAAACCAACCATGGAGTAGTTAAGTCGTATTCGTTTACATCATCGCCTGTCGTACCCATCACAAACATTTTCTTACCATCAGCACTAATAGACATGGCTGAAGGTGCATCTTCTTGTGTTGCGACAGAGAATGATACGTTACTATAAATGGCGTTAGCCATATCAACGTTGCTTATAACGGTATTTCCAGTAACTCTACCACCAGTATTTGCATTCAATGAATTGTTTGCTCTGTTGAATGCACTTTGAATGAATGGTACTACATTAACACCGGATACAATTGAAGCTGATGTAACATTGATAAAATTAGAAAAAATATTATTTGCACCACTGATATCACCATTTGCACCAGATGTTGAGAATCCATTAGCTGTTATGGTGACAATTGTGTTTCCACTAACATTGGCTATTATATTTCCATTTGCTGTTGAAATGACAATATTGCTACTTCCGTTTGCTATAGAAGAAGATGGAGCATTCGCAGTGTATTGTACTGTACCATCAGCAAAAGTTAATCCGTTTGATGATGGTCCTGTGATTCTGATTGCACCAGAAAATAAGTTTCCTCTAGTGGCGATACCACCAGTTGAAATTATTGCACCAGTTGTATTTGACGTTGTTGCTGCGTTTGATGTGAACAGTGTTGGTTGAGAGAACGTTACAAAACCAGAGTTGAAAACGTTACCGGTACTTGTTGTGTTACCAACCTGAAAATCGCCGTCTACAGTGAATATGCCACCAACAAACAAGTTGCCCGCTATACCTACACCACCCCTAACAATTAATGCACCTGTGCTGTTTGATGTGGTTGGTCTGGTGTTTTGTATAATCATTGTCGATGTTGTGGACAATGTTAGGTTACCAGTTACTGTACCACCAGTTGTAGGTAGTGCTGCGTTTGCTGTCGTTCTCGCAAATGAATCTATTCCGTTTACTGTCTGACCAACCCAATGACCAGTAGAATTGACAACCGGAATATTTGTGCCAACAGCAAGAAATTCTCCAGCCCAAACGTTACCAGTGGCTCTGAATGTATTATTCGCAGCATACATTAAGAAATCATTGCTAGAATAGTGTAATGTATCGCTGCCGGTAATTGTTGTGTCGGTAACAATGGGGAAATAAGTACCTGTTGTTACATTAGTGATTCTTGCATTGATTGCAACATTAGCTGTATTAGCACTTCCAGCTGAACCAGCCGATATGGTTTGACCAACCCAATGACCAGTCGAATTGACAACGGGTATATTTGAACCAACAGCAAGAAATTCTCCAGCCCAAACGTTACCAGTGGCTCTGAATGTATTATTCGCAGCATACATTAAGAAGTCACCACTTGAATAATGGAATGTGTCGGCACCTGTAATTGTTGTGTCCGTAACAATTGGGAAATAAGTTCCTGTTGTTACGTTTGTTACTCTTGCGAATATGGACACGTTTGCTGTTGCAGCACTATTTGCTGTATTCGCATTTATACCAGTTGCACTATTTAATCTTGTACCATCATAGAAGATAAGTGAGTTTGCAACTATTTCATTTGATATGTTTGCATTTGGAACATACAAAGTATTGTTTGATAAACTAAACTCAGCATTTGAGTTAGATAGGAAACCAGTACCATTTGCAACAATTAAAGTGTTGGCTCTGAAACCACCTAATACAGAATTTGCTCTATTGAAAGCCGCATTGGCTTGTATGAATGCTCCGTTAGCATATAAAGAAGCACCAGCCGCATTATTGGTTGCGGTATTTGCTTGTGTATATGCTGAGTTTGCGTATGATCCAGCTGTTACTGCTTTGGAGTCTGCTGTTGATGCATTGGTTGTGGCAGTATTGGCTTGTGTATATGCTGAGTTTGCGTATGATCCGGTAGTATTTTGAGAAGCGTAAGCAGCATTTGCCTGAACGAAAGCAGCATTTGCAGTAGTTCTTGCTACAGAATCTGTTGAAGAACCACCAGTGTTTGCTGCATTGAATGCTGCATTGGCGTGTGTGTAAGCAGCATTTGCAGTAGTTCTTGCTACAGAATCTGTTGAAGATCCACCAGTGTTTGCTGCATTGAATGCTGCATTGGCGTGTGTGTAAGCAGCATTTGCCTGTGCAAATGCACCGTTAGCATATATTCCACCTGAAGTTGAACCACCAGATGTGGCCGAAATAACAATTGTTTTTGTTGCAGTATTTGTATTGATACTGATGTTATCACCAGCAACAAAAGAAAGAGTATCTGAAACACCAGTAGCAAGTATCAGTGAGTTATTTGCATTGATGGTGTCGAATGAAAACTGGTTGGAAATGTAAGATGTTTCACCCAATGAATTCTTATAATATAGTTTACCATCGGCGTAGTTAATGGCAACCTCACCAAAGGATAAACCTGTTGGTGTGTTACCTGTTGCGCCTGATTTTTTTAACTGTATTGATGTGTTTGACATTTACTTAAAACGATCCGCCATCTTTGATTGGGCTATTTAATTCGCCAGAATCGATTACCATTTCTGGTTCTATCTGTTTATTTAGCTCATCAATTTTTTTTCTTTTGGCAGGAGGTAATTGTAAATAGTCAATTTTATCAGTTAATTCATTAACTTGTTTATCATGTTTTTCATTTAAACGCACAATATCTTTATTATGTTGTTCAGTTAATGTGGAAATTTTTCCCGCATTTTCTGATACTAGAGAATTAATTTTTGTTTCTAGTTCACTACGAACTCTATTAGTCTCTTCTCTAGCCTTGTTCAATTCAGCTGCATTTTCCGATACTAAAGAGTTGACTTTTGTTTCCAGTTCAGTACGAACTCTATTAGTCTCTTCTCTAGCCTTGATCAATTCGGATTTAAAAGTTTCAACATGAGTCGATTGATTTTTAATACTGTCATAATCACGGTATTTTGTTATCAATTGATCTATGTCATTTCTTAAGTTAGTTGCAGTTTTTTCACTTTCGACCAACTTATTTTTCAAATCTTGAACCAAAGCACTTTCATTTGACGTATTAATGTTTTTCAAATCTTGAACAGATTTTTGTAAATCGGCATTCAACTTTGTTAATGCATCAATCTTTTCACTTTGTTCTTTGATAACATCATCAGTAACTTTTGCGTTTGCTTGCATTGAGACATTTCGAATAACACAATCTGTTACTGTGCTTGTCAATGTCTCAATGTAATAATTTAAATATTTTTCATTTCCCATTTCAAACTCCTATCATAAAGAAACATACATTATATAGTCAAATTAGAATTGACCTCCGTCTAGTGCAGAAGACCAAACTGGAACACCAGCATTGGTTACTGTCAGAATTTGGTTAGACCATGTTTGATCTGATGTACCAGCAGCCGCAGTGACTTGTAATGCACCAGTTCCATTGCCGTATACGATACCGCTTGTGGTGAATGTGGATGCACCTGTACCGCCTTGTGAAACAGTCAGACCGGAAATGTCTGCGAATGTTGCGGCAGTTACACGACCATATGCATCAACTGTCAGTGAAGTGACTGTCTTTGCTGCACCAGCAGAACCTGTTGCTGTGTATGTTGAGTTTGCAAGTTCACTGATTGCACCAGAACCGTTACCAACAAGCAGAGCACCACTTGTGAATGACGATGCACCAGTACCGCCTCTTGAAACACCTAATGTTCCGCTAGTAATCTGATCTGCACCTAGAGCAATTGCTGAAGATGTTAATGCACTAACACGACCATAAGCATCTACAGTAATTGCGGAAACTGTATTTGCGGTTGTTAACGTACCTGTTTGAGTGTATGTTACGTTAGCAATTTGTTTCAGGCCGTTGGTGCCATCACCAACAACAATTTGACCAGCATTGAATGTGTTAACACCAGTACCACCTTGTGCAACAGTTAATCCAGAGATTGCTTCGAATGTTGCTGCCGTTGTTCTGCCATATGCATCAACTGTCAGTGAAGATAATGTATTATTGGCTGCACCTGTACCTGTTGGGGTATATGTACTATTTGCTAGTGTTGTCAATGCGCCTGAACCAGCACCAACCAGAATTGCACCGTTAGTGAAGGAACTTGCACCTGTACCGCCGTTAGGAACAGTCAGGTCATTTGTTAATGACAAAGTAGTTACATTCAGTGTGCTGACTTGTAATGTCTCAACGTTTGCATATTGAGAAATTAAGTTTGCACGTAAGTTTGCAACGCGGAAACTAGAATCACCAATATCAAGAACGTTATTAGCATGACCTCCAGTGTAATTATCGAAAACATAGAAATCTTTTGTGCCCGCATGTCTGAACACACCAGCGTGTCTTATGGTTCCATCACTATAGTTACCAGAAAAACCAATATCTACGGTATCCGATATGTTGTTGTTAGCCGCCAAGAAAATTAACGGGTCAGCAATGTTTAGTGTTTCAACGTTAATGACTGTTTCTGTACCAAGAACAACCAAGTTTCCGCTGATTTCTACGTTACCATCAATAATCTGTCTTTGAATCGCAGTGTTTGTTCTCAGTACCGTTCCATTATCGACCGCGATTGTAACTTTATTGTTCGAAACGGCTGTTATTACACCAGAACCACCTTCAAAATCTAGTGTGTCTGTTGCAAGATTAACTGTATCTGTACCAGTATCACCTTGAATATTTAAAGATGTTGCGATGGTTGCGGAGTTTGCAATGGCCATAACACGACCGTTTGCAGCAACAGTAACAATAGGTACTGTTGTGGTACCACCATATGTGCCGGCAGATAAACCAGAGACTGTTGATAGAGATGCACTTAATGTTGCGTTTGCAGTACCGTTATACAGTTGTGCAGTTGCAACTACATCACCACCAGAGATATTAATA